CCGACACGGCCGGCGGCCCATTCGATGAGCTCGGAACAGTCGAACGCGTTGGGGTCGGAGTCGCTGACGGCGGCCTCGGCTCCATAGAGGTAGTTGTCGCCGGCCTGGGCGAGGGCGATGGCGGTGAACGCGGCCGCGCTCTTGGCGCCCGTCGCGCTGCTCGACGGGCTTGAGCCGGTGCTCGCGGAGACGCGGTCGACTTTCTCGGGGTTGATCGGCGTGACGGCGCTGACCTCGACGGCGGTGCCCTCGGCGAACGGGAGGTAGAGGCGGTCGATGAGGTAGCGGCCCTCGAACGTGGGCACGCCGGCGAGGTCGAGCGCGACGCCGGGGGTGAGCTCCTCGGCGGCCTCGCCTCGGAGGAACGCGTTGACGGTGGCGAGGCGCTTGGCGTCGTCGCCGGTGCGTCGGCAGACGGGGAGGGCGTCGATGTGGCTGCCGGTCGCCTCGCCCTTCCACTCGAGGCGGTAGGTGGCGAGCTGGTCGACGAGCCATGTGGGCTTACCGAAGTAGAGGACGCCGGCGGCCTCGAACACGATGTAGCCGAGTTCGCCGGCGAGGCGCACGATGACGTCCCATGAGGATTCAGCGATGCCGTCGACAGGGCCCTTGCGGGCGATGGCCTTGCGCTTGGCCGACGGCTGGCCGACGAAGTCGAGGCCGGCGGCCTTGGCCTCGGCGCGGGCCCACGCGGTGGGGGACAGGTTGCGGCGGACCTTCCCGCCGCGCGCCCGCTTGAGGCGGCCGATGCCGAGGGGGCGGGCGGTGACGGTGAGGACGTGGTCGTCGCCTCGAGGGGCGACGTCGACGGCGCGGACCTCGAACCGGAGGCCGGCGAAGTCGAGGCGGCTGCCGGCCTTGTCGGGGGTGCCCGCGTCGAAAAGGCGGGAGCCGAGGACGTTGAGGTCGGCGTCGTCGACGAGGGCGAGGGTGAGCTGTGAGGCCTCGGCGGTGGTGAGCTCGATGCTGCCGGACGTGACACGCTCGGCGACGTTGGCGGAGAGGGTGCCTCCGCGTGCGATGAGCCGCCCGAGGCGGCCGTCGAGGGTGTAGTCGGTCACCGGGGGACCTTGAGGACGCGGCCGGGCTTGAGGGGCACGTTGGGGCGCTTGATGCCGTTGGCCTGGGCGAGGCGCTGCCACTTGTTCGGGTTGCCGTAGACGGCCGGCTTGGCGGCGATGCTGCGGAGGGTGTCGCCCTTCTTCACGGTGTACCGGGTGAGCTTCCCGCCCTTGCCTCCGTCCTTCCCGCCGGACAGGGGGCCGCGCCGGGAGAGGGCGTCGGAGGCGGCGACGAGGCTGAGGGTGGCGGTGGCGCGGGTGATGTGGTTGGTGCCGTACTGCAACGCGCTTGAGGTGAGGGACAGGTCGGCGATGCGCCAGGGGCCACGGAACAGGGGGCTCATGTTTGACAGGGTGACGCGCTCCTCGGCCTCGCCGAGCTTGGCGAGGGCGGCGAGGAGGTCCTCGATGCTGCTCTGCACGTCGGGCCGGGCGAGGGTGAGGGTGAGGTTCAGGGTGGGGAGCCGGCGGCCGGTGCGGAGCGTGAGAGGCTTGCGGCCGGGACGCTCGACGCGCTCCCACGTGTCGGCGAGGCCGCCGAGCTCGGCGGCACGGGGGGCGTAGGGCAGGATGAGCTTGACGCCGCGCTCGGCCTCGAGGAGGGCCTTGGGGTGACCTCCTGGGGGGATGGCGGGGCCGGCGGCTGTGCGGGCGCGTACGACGGCGACGGTGGTCACTAGCGGCGCTCCTCTCGTTCGCGCATCCACGACTCAATGCCGCGCTTGACGGACTGCTCGACGTCGACGTTGCTGCTCGCGTTGCTGGCGTCGACGCGGATGGCGCCGTCGTGGATGGTGATGTTGCTGTTGCTGGCCGCGCGAGGGTTGGGCGCGAGGAGGGTGTCGGCGCGGACGCGGGGGGCGGGGGTGCGGACAGGGTCGTTGCCTCCGCCACGACGGCGCGGCGAGGGCGCGGGCCGGGTGCCGCCGCTGACGTAGTTGACGCCGGCATCGACGCCGGCGGTGGGGATGGCGTGGATGGTCGAGGCGAGCGTCTGCGCGGCCGCGATGGCGCGCTCGATGCTGGTGGTGTTGATGTAGGGCGCCACCGGCCGGCCGGCGTCGATCTGGTAGCCGATGAACTTGTAGAGCGCATCGTTGGCGCGGTCGATCTGGTCACTCTTGACGGTCGGGTTGATCTTGCGGGCGCCGACGAGGTCGAGCTCTGTGCCGAACCCTGCGGCCTTGGCGCGGGCGAGGTCCATGGCGTGCTGATAGGCCTCCTCGACGCGCTTGGCGGCGGCCTCGTGGGCGGCGGTGTCCTTCTCGCTGGGCGGGGCGAGGCCGACGCCGAACGGGCTCACGGCCTGACGCTTCTCGCCGGGCGTCTTGTCGAGGCCGTAGAGGTCGCCGGCGGTGGCCTCATAGGCGGCGTCGGCGAGGAGGGCGGGCGCGATGTAGCGGGCCACGTTGCGGCCCTTGTCCCACTTGCTCGGCTTCCTGCCCTTGTCGGGGGTGTCGACGCCGGGGAGGCCGCTGCCAGGGACTCCGTTGTTGACGACGAACACGGGGAGCGGCTTGGCCTTGGTGGCGAGGGAGAGGAGGCCGCCGCTGCCCTTGCCGAGGCCCTTGACGAGGCCGAGGAGTCCGGTCTTCTTGGCGACGACGCCGCCGGCGAGGCCACCGACGAGGAGCTTACGGGCCCATGACGGCATGTTGAGGAACGCGTCGACGAGCTCGCCGGCGGCGTCGGCGCCCTGCCGCGCGACGTCGCGGACGTCGGCGAGGGTGCTCTTGATTTCCGGGCCGTGCTTCTCGTAGAGGGTGCGGGCCTTGTCGACAAACCGGTCGATGGCGGGGAGGCCCTCCTTGGTGAACCAGTCCGAGAACCGGACAAACGCGGGCACACCCTCACGGTTGAGCCATTGGGCGCCCTTCTGCATGAGCGGGAGGAGGCCTCGGCCTAGTTTGGCCTGGGCGTTGTCGAACCGGGCGCCCAAGATGCGCTGTTGATTGGCGAGGCTGTCGCTGGTGTTGGTGAAGTCGCCCTGCGTCTTGGCGGTCTTCTCCATGAGGAGGCCGTAGGTGGCCTGGACCTTCTGCGCGTCGGTCATCTTCTCGCCGGTTTCGACGATGCCCTTGGCGAGGCCGTACGACTCGACGGCGGCCGCGCTGAGGTTGATTCCGTACTTGCGGAGCGGCTCACTCTCGCCGGCTAGGCCGGACTGGAATAGGGCGGCGGCCTCGGCCACGTCGAGGTTCATCACGGAGGCGAAATCGGCCGCCCGGGTGGTGACGTCGTCGAGGACCTTCACGGCGCCCTTGCCTTGTCCGCCGATGGCGGTGGCGAACGCGGCGAACTGGACGGACATACCGTTAAATTCGACCTTGGACAGGCCGATGCTGCGGGCGGCCTCGCGGCCGAGCTGCTTGACGGCCTTGGCCTGCTTGCCATAGGTGACGTTGACGGCGTTGAGGGACTCGGCGAGGTCGCTGGCCTGCTGGATGCTGCTCTTGGCGAGCCGGGCGGCGGCGTAGCCGGCGGCCGCGACTCCGGCACCGACGGCGACGGCGGCGCCCTTGATGAGCCGGCCGGCGGTGTGGGCGAGCCGGCCGGCCTTCTCGGTGGCGCGGCCGTAGAGGTCCCATCCGCGCGAGCCTCGGCCGGCGCGACGGTTGGTGTTCTCAACCTCGTCGCCGACGTCCTGCACCTTCTCGCGGACGTCCTCGAGGGGGCGGGAGAGCTCGTCGTCGATGCGGGCTCTGACTGTGAGGTCCTCGTCCACTCGCCCTCCTCTCGTGCGCGCGCTGGTGGTGTGCGGCCATCATGGTCGCTAGGCGGGGGCGGTGGTTGGACGCGGTCGCCGAGCGTGCTACTGGTGGCGCTTGTTCTCCTCGCGGACCACGACGTTGTGCGCGGCGAGCCGGAGGAGGCGGGCCAGGGGGCGGCGCTCGGCCAGGACGGCGACGGGGTCGAGGCCGAACGTGGAGGAGATGAGCGCGGCCGCGCGGACCCTCGAGTCGCCTTCGAGGGTCACGCGCATCCGCTCGTAGCGGACCTGCCGGAGTGTGATGGGGAGCGGGTTGCCCTCCTCGTCCTCGTCGCCTACGCCGTAGGGTCCCCCGCGTAGACCTCGTCGCCGTAGCCGGCCTCGTTCATGAGCCGGCGGCCGGCGGCGTCGACGTGACCCTCGAGGCCGTAGAACTTGCGGACGGTGGCGTCGGCGGTTCCGGTGCCCATCCGCTCCTGTAGCGGCTTGCTGACGAATGTGACGGGGCTGGTGCCGTCGAGCTCGAGGTCGACGCCGTTGCGGACGATGGCGGTGGTCATGGTGGCGAGGAGGAGGCTGGCGAACTTGATGCCGTCGATGCCGTCGCTGAACTTCTTGTCTCGGCACTTGCGGCGGATGAGGTCGACGTCGAGGCCGGTGTAGTCGGTGCGGCATCGGAGGGCGTAGCCGGGGCGCTTGGGGACCTCGATGAGGGTGGTGAGGTCGGCGAGCTCGCGGAGCTCGGTGTCGAGGTCGTCGTAGTCGCTGCCGTCCTCGCCGAGGGCGATGGCGTCGAGGTCGGGGTCGCCGAGGGTGCTGCGGGCGGTGGTGGCGCGGTAGGAGTCCTCGGCCTCGGTGAGGGCCTCGGAGGCGCGGGCGGTGGGGTCGGTGTAGTCGGGCACGGTGGCGGCCTTTCGTTGGCGGTGGGCGGTACGGGGGAGAGGCTACGGCGGCCGGGCTGCTAGGTGGGGGAGGACGCGCTCGAGGCCCTCGCCTGGACGGCGGGGGCCTCGAGGCCTAGGGCGCGACTCCTAGGCGCTTGCTGCGCGGTGTAGCTGCGGGAGGCTTAGGCCTCCTCCTCGACGGCGAACTCGAGCTCGATGCGGCCGGCGGCCGAGGAGGACGCGTCGGCCTCGGGCGGGGTGAGCCGGACGAGGAGGGCGTTGGCGTAGACGGTGGGCTGTCCGATGGGGCCGAGGTCGGGGTCGGTGTCCCAGACGCTGACGGTGGTGCGGAGCCGGCCTACCTGCTTGGCCCATGCCTTGCGGATGGGGCCGTGGACGCTGGGACGGTACGGGCGCCCGCACGTCACGTTGCCCGTCTCGGCCGGGCCGGCGAGGTTCTCGGGCTTGAGGCTGCCGCCGTCCCACTCCTTACCTACCTCGGCGGTGACCTCGCCACCGGTCTTGGTGGCGAAGTAGCCGGGCCAACCAGCGACCTCGACGAGCTGCTGGCGGGCGGCGGCGATGCCGTTGGGGTTTGCGGTGGTCGTCATGGTGATCCTGTCTCCTGGGGTCAGACGGTGGCGGTGAGGCCGGCCTTGACGATGGTGAGGTCGATGAGGGCGGCGACCGGGGACACGCGGAGCGCGACGACGGCGGCGACCGTGTTGGCGTTGAGGACGGCGGCCGTGTTCACGGTCGGGCCCACGTCGACGGAGTAGCCGGGGTCGATGAGCTGGCCGTCGACGACACGCTCGTAGAGGCCGCCGGCCTGCCGCATCGGGTCGAGGATGCCGACGAGCTCGGACGCGACGGACGCGAGGAGCTGGCCCTTGCCGTCGACCGGCCGGCCGACGAACCGCTCGAGGCGGCGGTCGGCCTCGTCGGCGACGTAGTTGAGGACGTCGCGGCCGATGAGGAGGGCGTAGTTGGCGAGGTCTGTGGACAGGGACCGGTAACCGTAGATGCGGGTGGTGTTCTGCACCACTCGGATCGGGTTGACGTTCGCCTCCTCGAGGGTGTTGCCCTGGGCGCGGGTGATGGCGCGCTCGGTGCCGAGGACGAACCGGGCGACGGACGGCTCGCCGATGGGCGTGGCCCACGGACCCTCTGACAGGTGCGCGAGGGCGCGCTTGGCGGCGACGTAGCCCTCGGGGCTGACGAGCTTGGTGACGCCGTTGCCGAGGGGGACCTCGAGCCACGGGCCGAAGATGCCGCCGTGCTCGCCGTCGGGCGCGAGGCGGGCGGCGGCGGCGGCGATGTAGTCGGCGTCGGAGGCGCCGCGCGCGGCGGCCAGGATGGCGAGCCGACGGTTTTCCTTGGCGTGCTCCATGAGGCCGGCGCCGACGAGGCTGGAGGCGTAGCCGGGGATCGCCACGGCGCCAGCGCCGAGGGCGATATCGAGGAGATCGAGGGCGTTGGTCATGTGCGTCGCGGTGATGCTGGCACGGTCGTCGGCGCCGGCGCTGAGCGCGGTGGCGGCGATGGCGACAGGGATGGGGCCGCCGAGGTCGGTGCCCTTGACGTAGCGCGAGGTCGCCAGGGCGGACGCGACGGCGGCCGCGCTCTCGAGGTTGTCGTAGTTCTCGGTGTCGCCCTCGAGAGGGCCGTCGATGGTGACCTTGATGCCGGCGATGCTGCCGGCGGCGACGGTGACGTCGACGTCGGCGGACCATGCGCCGGCGCCGAGGGCGTCGATGCGGACGCTGTCGACTCCGCCGGCGCCGTCGAGGGTGAGGGTGCCGACGGTCGCGGCGGGGCCGACGACACGGATGACGTGGGCCTCGGTGCCGCCCTCCTCAAAGAACATGCGGAGGTCGTCGTAGGCGGAGCCATAGGAGACGCGGCCGCCGTAGAGGACCTCGAGCTCGGCCAAGGAGCGGACGCGCTGCGCGACGTCGGTGCGGCCTCGGTCGAACTGGCCGACGACGAAGTAGCGGCCGGACGCCGGGACGGTCGGGTTGACCGGGCCGGAGCGGGTCGCGGTGCGGATGTTGATGCCGACGGCCATGGGTCAGGCCTCCTGGGTCGTGGTCGTGGCGCTGCCCTTGCGGGCGCGCTTGGGCTGCGGGGCGTCGGAGTCGGCCGGCGTCTCGTCCTCGGCCGGCGTCTCGTCCTCGGCCTGAGCGACGTCGTCACCCTGCTCGAGGACGACGATGCGGCCGTCGGCGATGTGGCCGGACAGGGGTGAGCCGTCGACGTCCTCGACGTCGCGGCGCTCGCCGGCTGCGAGCATCCGGCCGGCGCGGTCGATGGCGAGCGGGCCGTCGGTGCTGTTGTAGATGCTCGGGCTCATGGGGTGATCCTCCGATGTGGTGAGCG